GAGTTGGCGGAGTTGCTCGCGGACGTGGGCGTCAAACGCCTCCGCGACCTTGCTCGTCTTGAAGGTCCAGTCGGTCGGGATGTCCATAAGCAGGAGTCCTAGAGCTTTCCGAAAATGTTGTCGCGCACGTGCCCGGCGATCGCTCGCATCATCAGCGGCGGAACGGCCCGGCCGAGCCGCTCGATCTGCTGGCTGTACGTCCCCGAGAGGACGTAGTCGTCGGGGAAGGCGCAGACGCGCTTGCATTCGGCGACCGAGAACTTGCGGCACTCCCACGGATGGGCGACGCTCGCCGCGCCCGGCTGCGCGCTCGTCGCGGTTACCGTCGGCGACGGCAAATCCGGGTCCGCTCGGACGAGAGAGAAGTATTTTTCCGAGTCCGTGCCGATCGGTAGGCGACGCCACTCGGCGCCGACCGCGTAGCGTTCCATCGAGGCTTCGGGCTCGACCGGCGCGTCGAGGCCTTCGATCGCATCGCGAAAGGAATACTCGAACGGGAACGGCGCCGGGAAGCTCGGTGCGATTCCGAGGTCGGAGCGAACGCCGAGAAAGATCAAGCGGCGCCGGACCTGCGGAACGCCGACCCAGCGTGCGTCGATAACCGCCGCCCTGACCTCGTAGCCCGCCTCCTTGAGCGCCGCGAGGATGAGCTTGAAATACCCTTTCGCCGCGCCGCGGATGAGGCCGGCGACGTTCTCGGCGACGAAGACCCGAGGACGGAGACCGCGAACGAGGCGGACGTATTCAAAGAACAGGTCGTCGACGACTTGAACGCGCTCTTCGCTGTACGCCTTCGCTTTCCCCCATCCGCTTGCGCCCTTCCCCGCGATCGAGAAGGCCGAGCACGGCGGGGAACCGTCGAAGAGATCGAGATCGCCGGCGCGGAGTTTGATCGCGTCGAGTATCTCGGCCGGGTCGACCTTGCGGATGTCGCGCCCATCGACGATCGACCCTGGATGATTCGCCTTGTACGTCTCGCGCGCGGCGTCGACGAACTCGTTCGCCCAGGCGACGCGGTAGCCGGCCATACGGTAGCCGGTGCATGAGCCGCCGCCTCCCGAGAACGTCGAGACGGCTGTTAGGCCGTTCCAAGGCAGCGCGTCGATCTCGGCCATCGACGGGACGCGATAGGCTGGCTTAGGGCCGCTATTGCTCATTACGGGCCCGCTTCGTGTCGACCGGAGGCGGCCCGCTGCCAGACCACTCGAAGCCGCATTTGGGGCACCGGTGTTCGGTCTCGATGCTTTCGTCGTACTCCTCGAACTCGTCGGGCGGTTTCGCGTCCGGGTTCTTGCCGATGAGTTCTTCGAGTTCGTCGAGGCTGAAGCCAACCGCGTCGAGGTCGACGCCGCCGATCATCTGCAGGGCCTGAAGTTCGCTCGTGACGAGGGCGAAGTCCCAACCGGCGTTCAGGGCGAGCTTGTTGTCGGCGAGCGTGAGGGCTCTGCGCTGCGCCTCGGATAGACCCCTGACGCAGATCGTCGGCACTACCGCGAGACCGAGTAGCGACGCCGCGGCGATCCGGCCATGGCCGGCGATCAACCGGCTGTCCTCGTCGATGAGAACCGGGTTGGTCCAGCCGAACTCTTGAATGGCCTTCGCGATCTGCGCGATCTGCTCTTCGCTGTGCGTCCGCGCGTTCCGGTCATACGGGACGAGGTCGGCGATCTTGCGGTAGGTAACGGCTAGGGCGGTCATGCTTCTTGCTGAAAAAGAGGTTCGGGAATACCCCCGGTGCGTAATTCGGCCGCGCGTTTAAAGCACCTCACGGCCGGTCGCGGAGCACATCGCTGCTACATACGGACCCACCCCCCCCTGCGCCGGCCTCGGTCGGCAGAGGGCACGGCGCCGGAGCCCACAGGAGGGCCCTAGGGGCGTCGATCGCCCGCAGGCGAGGGGTAAGCAGCTCCACGCGACTCCGACGCCCCTACGCAGGCTCTATCGGAAAGCCGTCGAGACCGATCTGCCGCGGCGCGCGTCCGCTCTTCTCGATCGCCTGCTTGTCCGAGTTGTGATGCGTCGTGCACAGCGCCTGCCAGTTCGAGCGATCCCAGAACAGCGTCTGATCGCCGCGATGCGGGATGCGGTGATCGACCGTGGTCGCGACTTCGGTGCGGGGCGGCGTCCGAGCGAGGCACATCACGCACAGCGGATGCGCTTGCAGGTACAGGGCGCGAGCCTTCTTCCAGTCCGCGCCGTAGCCACGCTCGACGGTCTTACGGCGATCGTTGCGCCAGGACGGTTGGCTCATGGCGACGCGTTCGGGTCGCCTGTCCCGGCGACTAGGTCCGGCGGGTCTTCGTCGAACTCCACCAGTAACTCGGTCAAGGCGACGATCAGCGAACGGATGTCGATCAGGCTCGCCTCGATGTCGTCCAGGCGCTTCATGACGCCCGCGACCGGGTCGCCGATCATGGGGTTGGGCTCCCCAGAAACGAGAACACCGCGCACAGAACTTCTGGGCGCGGTGGGTCGAGGGCGATTTGGCGGGTTTTCCGAACGCTTGTCAAGCGCCTGTCACAAGGCATCGACGCAGGCGACCTCATAGCAGGCCACCGTACTGCTCGAACTGATGAACCAGCAGCGCACGTGCCTCGCCGACCATCAAGGCGCGCGCCATGGCGTCCGTCGGCAGCCGCGCGGATCGCCAGACGGTCAGGCCGGTGCTGAGGTTACGGGCATTGATCCAGAGTGCCGTGCGATAGGGTTGGTCGACGCAGTCGATGCAGAACTCGACGGACGCCATGATCCGATTCTCGATGTCCTGGTCGAGCACGCCGTTATCGGCGTCGTACTGTCGACTCGCGCGAAACTGCTCCATCGCCGAGCTGCAGGTATTGAAGCCAGCGACCACCGTGTCCTGCTTCGACCAGTTGTGCCAGCGCTTGAGAAGGTCGTTCACCGCTTCCTCGACCTCATCGGCCACGAAGTCGGAATGCCGCACCGCCTGCTTCAGAGCGTCCATACCGGCCTCTCACCGCGCTGCCACGCGCGAACGAGGTCGTGCATGACGGCCCAGTGCATGTCGCCAGCGACGGCGCACAGCTCGGCCTTGTACGCAGGCGTGACCACACCGCGCAGGCGCGCATCGGCGCAGTTCGGCCCGCGCGAGATCTGGCGGGCAGCGCACACCATGCAACCGGCGGTGAACCCATGCCACGCGCGTTCGCCTGCGGCCATGCAGTTGGGGCAATCAGTCACGTGACCCCTGCGCCGAAGGTCTGATCGGATTCGATCTCCAATTCCATCAGCGCGGCACTGACGCCGACCGCAGCATTGATGCAGTGCGGCGTGCCGGCCGGGCCGACCCAGCTGACCGAACCGTGCATGTTCACCTGCACGGTCTTCGTCGGGTCGTCGGCCAGAAGATCGATGTACGCGACGGCTGTCGCCTGCGCATGGGCTCGATCGACGGCATGAATCGGCTGCGTGTCTGCCACCTTCTGCAGCTCGACGGCGACCTGCACCTTCGCCTCGGCCTTGCTGGGAGCGCGAACGATGAACGAGTAGCTCATGGGATATTTCCTTCCGAGTTTTATCGGCATTCCGGGAGTGGTCACGTCATGAAACCGCGGATGAATGCGGCAGCCGCTTGAGGGACGATCGCGTTGCCGTAGGCGCGCAGGCGTCCCACGTCGCCGGGTAGCCTTGAAGCCAGCGGGAAAAGGCCGGGTTGAGTTGGGCGCGCTTTACCGTCTCGGCAGGTGAGCCACTCGACGTTGGCCCAGGCAGCACCGACCTCGCGAGATTGCTCAGGCTGTCGCCCTTCGGACCGCCACCGCGCTCGCGGTAGGTCTGCTGCGACCCGTGCTTGTGGTCCCGCGCATTCGGCGTCGGCCACGAAGAACAGACGTTGCCGGATTTGCGGGGCACCGACGCCAGCAGCCGGGAGATCAACCGTTGCGACGGCGTAGCCAATGTCTTCCAGCTCAGCACAAACAAAGTCGAGCCAAGCGAGGCCGTCGCCGTTTGCAACCTGCTCACCAAAGACCACGACAGGTCGGCGCTCGCGGATGAGCCGCGCCCATGCCGGCCATAGGTGGCGCTCGTCTTCATGCCCCGCGCCACGGCCGGCTTTGCTGAACGGCTGGCAGGGGCAAGAGCCTGTCCAAACAGGTCGATCGACGGGCCAGCCTGCGAGGCGCAAGGCGTAGGCCCATCCGCCGATGCCGGCGAAGAAGTGGCAATGCGTGTAGCCAGCCAGCTCCGATGACTCGATATCGACAATGGATCGCTCGTCAACGATCCCGGGCGCGAGGTGGCCTGCGGCGATGAGGTTGCGGAGCCAAGCAGCTGCATAGGAGTCGTTCTCGTTGTAGAAGGCCTGCACGGTCAGAACGGCAGCGCCGCCTCTTCGTTGTCAGAGAGCACCGGCTCGCCGAGAAGCTCGAACTGCGCGCCGGATGCCGCTGGTCCGAACTCGATGCGCACCGACCAGGCGCCGCGGATCTGGGCGTAGGCGTATCGGACGCGCGCTGAGTAGCGGTCATTGACGCCGATCCAATCGGCGATCTGGTCGCGCGCGCCTTTCAACGCGGCGCGCAGGTTGTCATCGTCGAGACCGCCGGACGGCGCGACGCGCGTCAGCAGCACCGTGCACGGGATGCTCGGGCGTTGCGCGGTCGCCAGCAGCCATGCAACCGCAGTGCGCTCGCGCTTCACGCGCCCGTGACGGACGCGCCAATCTTCGCGGGCGTTCGAGCCCTTGGTGCGGAGCGGGACGACGATCACGCCAAGACCTCGGCGAACAGTGGCGCGTCGTCCCGAACGCGAGTGCGGGCGAGGTCGGCATACGACGGATTCAGCTCGATCAGCACCGCATCGCGCTGCAGGCGATCAGCGACAAGGCCCGTGGTGCCCGCGCCGCCGAACGGGTCGAGCACGGTCCCGCCGATAGGACATCCCGCCTTGATGCATGTCTCGGCCAGCTCGGGCGCCATCGTCGCGAAGTGCGCTTCGCTGTACGGCTGCGTGGCGATGGTCCAGACGCTGCGCTTGTTGCGGGTCAGAGGTTCGCGCTCTGCCCCCTCGCGATGAATACCTCCATGAGCTGTTGCCCCGGGCACCGCTGATTCGTTGGTGCTGTTTTGCTTGCGTGCCACAGCCTTCATGAGTCCATTCGTCTTGCCCGGCACGCGATCGCTACCGCGCTGCCCCGCCACGTCTTGCGCGAGCCGCGCAACGGTCGATGCGGCAGCCGGCTCTTGCATCGCGTCGTTGTCGAAGTAGTACGTCGCCGACTTGCTCAGCAGGAACACGTACTCGTGCGCCTTGGTGCAGCGATCGGTCACGCTCTCCGGCATCGGGTTCGGCTTCGACCAAATGATGTCCTGGCGCAAGTACCAGCCATCGACTTGCAGCGCGAACGCGACGCGCCATGGAATACCGATTAGGTCTTTCGACTTGAGCCCAGGCGGAACCTGCCACGCCCTATCGGTCAATAGCGTGCCCTTGTTCGTCGCATTCTTCCCGACTCCACTGCTGCCCTTGGTGGTCGCCGCGTAGCTATCACCAAGGTTCAACCACAGCGTGCCGTCATCGCGCAGCACGCGGCGCACTTCGCGGAAGACGGCGACCAGCTCGGCGACGAAGGCATCGGGCGTCACCTCCAGACCGATCTGCGCGGCCATTCCGTAGTCGCGCAGCCCGAAGTACGGCGGGCTCGTCACGCAACACTGCACGCTCGCATCGGCCAGCGTCTTGAGCACCTCGCGGCAGTCGCCGTGCAGGATGCGGATCACGACGAGACCTCGGCGCGCGGCAGCATAGCGCGAAGGAAATCGAGCAGACCCTGCATCGGACGCGACGTGATAGCGGCAGCCCAGCGAACGGCCTCGCGGTAGTCGTTGCCGCTGCGACCGTTCTTCCGTGCGTGGTAGCTCCACGCCATGCTGTCGGCCGTGTGGAGCAGGCTGCGGACCAACGGGTGCGCCAGCGATGTCGTCTTCAAGCCGAAGCCGTGTAACCGCAGATCGGGGCGGACGCGTTTGATCGCGAGCAGCACGGCAGCAACTTGATCGGGGGAACCGTTGCGCTTGCAGATCGAGCCCACGCCAACCCACTGGCCAGGTGTAAGACGGTTGCCGTACATGCGCACGTGCTGCGCGTAGTCGCCGGGCGCGAAGCCCTGCAGCACCGGCAGGATGTAGACATCGCCGGTGTCTTCCGCGAGTAGATCGTCGTACCGCTGCACGGTGAGCTGCTGATGCTGCTCGACGCTCAGGCCTGTCTTGGCGACGATGAAGGGCTCGCACATCCAGTCCTGCGCGACCGCGGCGATCAGGTGCTTGTCTCCGGCCCAGCGCTTGACCTCTCGCGCGTACTCCTGCACCGAATGCCGATAGTGGCCATGCGTGCTGATCTCGGTGAACGCGCCGCTGTCCATGATCCAGTCGGCATTCGCGAAGTTGCTGCGCCGCGTGCGCAGGCGGTTGACGCTGATAAAAACGGCGTCGAAGTGCTTCGCGTCGCTCGGCTGGTGCAGGCCGGTGAAGAATCTCATGATTCAGTCCCCGCAGAAGCACGCGATGGCTTCCTCGTCCGGGTCGAACATATCGCGTTGGTCGCGAGCGAATGCGGCCAGCGCCGCGTAGGTGTGACCGTCCTTGGTGAACCGCACGCCACGGCTGGTCGGGTCGTTCTGAATCGTCTTCGCCCACTGCTCCTGCGCGATCCACCAAACGGCCTTCTCGGGTGCTCGACGCAGAACCGACAGGCGTACCGCGGGCGGCTTGAGAAAGCAGAGGTCGCAGTTACCGTCCGGGGTTCGGCCGTTGATTACCGGCAGGTCCAGATCGAACGACTGCGAGGCCCAGAAGTCGCGCACGTCGCCGAGATGTACGCCGGCATCGGCCAGCGGCAGGGCCATGTCTTCTTTCGTCGTTTCGGTGCTGTGCCCGCGCGCGCGAATCTTCGCGACCCGTCGTTGCTCGTCGGCACGGATGCCGATCATCTGGTCCCACCCGTCGTCGCCCTCGTACCAGTCGAGCGACTTGAGGTACTTGTGCATCGCGCGAATTTTTAGTTCTGAGGTGCAGAAGCGGGTCATCGGGTTGGGCAAGTAACGCCGCTTGCGAATGAGTGCCTGGAAGGGTTCGCCGTCGCGGCTCGCGGTGTCGAAGTCAACGACCGCATAGCCGGGCGGCTCCGGTCGGTACTCCAGCCACACGATCGGCACGTTCCACTGACGGCCCATCTCGCGCACGAAAACGAGCGTTTCCTCGTTTTCCTTTCCGGTGTTCGCGAACAGCGCAACGGCGAGCGGCGGGAGGTATCCGCCATTGGCGTTGAGAACGCGTCGGAGCATGTAGCCGCTCGTGCGTCCGCCGCTGATGCTCAGTGCAGTACGGCTGTCGATCACGAAGGGGTCGCGTCCCATCACGCTGCCCCCTCTTCGGCTTCCTCTTCGGCGATCTGCTGCCGCGTCAGGTCATGGTGCAGGGCCTCGCGCCACATCGCGCGCTGAGCAGGGCTCAGGCTGTGCGGGTAAGCTTCCTCGCGTTCCTTGAGCTTCCAGGCCCAGCGCTTCGGCGCCTGGTCACGCGCTCGCACGTGATCGGCGAAGCGGCGCAGCAGCACGCGCAGGCGGTCGGGATCGGTCACACGGCGCGAAGATGCTGCCGGCTGCGGTTCGCCGCGCAGCCGCGCTCGCTCGGTTTCGTCCCACTGCTGCGCCTGCGTGATCTCGGGCCAGTGGTTCGGATCGGCCCAGGCATGAGCGCTGCACAGTCGACCGTGGCCAGCATCGACCGCCCATCGGTTCGGGCAACCATGCGCGGCGCACATGAGCCCGCGGGCTTTGCCGCCGTCATCGCCGGAAGTCGCGTCGTGCTTGGCCTTGGCTTGCGAGTAGCTCACTGGACTGCCCTTTCGTCGACGTAGTTGCCGTCGATGACCTTGACGAAGTTCGTCGGCAGCAGCAGCCAGTCGAACGTGGCGTGCCACACGCGGCCGGTGTCGCGGTTCGGTCGCCCGTGCCCGGTGAGGTGCTTCGACTTCGCGGCATGGCCGAAGTACCAGCGGAACCAGTCGAGCCCGGCGTCGGCGTCGAAGTGCTCCTGCGCGCAGACCTCGCGCCATCGGGCCCGCATGTGCTCTCGGCGCGGCTCGTTGAGCACCGACACCGCAGGCAGCATCGGCAGCTCGGCGTGGTAGGCCTGCAGCAGCGCCGAGTACGGGCAATCCGGCACGCCGTAGGGCTTCGGCTTGGGTTCGGTTCCGGGCAGTTGCGGCTGCGCGTCGAGCGCCGCGTCAGCGGCCTGGTCGACGAGCGGCGCAGCCGCGGTAGTCTCTTCTCCGGTATCAGGAGTCAGGATTCGGGATTCAGGATTCAGGGGGTTGCGACCCCCTCTTGATGGCGGGTCCACTCCCGGAATGTTCTTGGAGTCTTCCGGGACCGGTCCCGGAGTCTTGGTGTCTTCATGAACCGCCGACTCCTGGAATTTCTTCCCAACATGGAGTCGGAGTGGGGGTGGCTTGATGACGCTAGGTTTCTCGGAGTAGTGCGGGGTTTGGTGCTTCCTGAACATGGAAACCTGGATGAATTGATCGCCGTCGATCTGGTAGCGCACCAAGAATCCATGCGCCTCAAGCTCAATGAGAAGCGGCTCGACCTCGATCGAATCGAACCGGAACAGCTCGCCCTTGATGCGCTTCGGCCGATCCTCTAGCCGGCCCTCGCGATCGGCCAGCGTCCACAAGCCGGCGAAGCACAAGCGCGCCGGGAACGTGCATTCGGCGAGGTCTTCGTTTGAGAAGAAACCGGGCTTGAGGTTGCGGGCGCGGGGCATGTCAACGCCCGCGCCAGTTGTCATGCGGCCCGCTGACCGAGTCGCTGCTGCATGCGGCAGCAGCCCTCGGCGCGGCGGCCCTGGTCATGCCGACTCCGTTTGCGTGCGCGTCAACGCTGCCGGCAACGTTGACGTTGGCGTCGAGGTGCTTCTATTGCCCAGGTACAAGTACAGCCGCCGCAGCGTGGCATAGCCGGGATTGGTGATCTCGCCGCGGGTGAACTTGCTGATCCACGAGTAGCTCACGTCGGTATCGGCAGCGATCAATTCCCACCGACCGCCGCCTCGATGAAAGTCGAGCAGGCGCCGCACTTCGCGATCGAGTTCGAGCTTGATGGCTCGGGGCGCACGCTGCGCGGAACGCTTTGGGCTGATGCTGGATGGGGTGTTCACCCCATTGAAACGTAGCAACGGAATGCCGAGTGTCAATAGGGGATCGGCAAACCCCTGCTATGGACAGTGGCGTTCGGGGTTCACAATTGCTACCGTTTGGGAATCCATTCCTAGGGCAGACGATCATGGTTCACCTCTTCGACACGCACGCCGTCCGCAAAACGAACTCCATCACGCAGCGCTTGCAGATGCTCGCGAACAACCTCGAACGGCGCATGCGCGACCAGGGCATGACCGAATTCGCGCTGGCCAACGTCAGCGGTGTTTCACCGCGCACGGTCGGCAACTTCCTGCGGCCGGCGAACCGCAAAACGCAGCGCGGCACGAGTAAGAGTTTTCCCTCGGGTACGCTCGCGAACCTGTTCAAGCTCGCCGAGGCGTTGGAACTCGAAGCATCCGACCTGCTGATCACTGATGCTGCGCGCCAGCGCTTCCATGCGGCGATCGAAGCCGCCTACATCGAGCGGCACGACGCCAAGGGTTGAGACTCCCTTTCGGGGTCGGGGGTGAGATAGCGCGCGCGGGATATACGCGCATCGCGCCACGGCGTCAGCCTTTTCGTGATGCCCCTTCAAGGGAAAAGATTGCTTGACGGGGCGCAATCTGTTGCTACGGTTTCATACATCGGTCATGTCTTTGCGGCAAGCAATGACGGACACGAAACTGAACCGGGAGCAACCGCGATATGTACACCGCCAAAGGCACTGCGCGCACTGCGTCAGGCCCACCTCTACCCACTGCTACCCCCATCGCGCAGGCGCTCGCCTGCTATGACGACACCTACTCGAACCGCTTCAAGGTGACGCCGGATCGGCATCTGCGCATCGCCCGTCCGAAGTTCAAGCAGCTGGTGCTCGACATCATCCCGAACGCCAGCGTGCGGCAGAACAGTCAGCATGCGTATGAGTGTTTCATCGGCGAACATCACATCAGCTGGCACTGCGTCACCGGCCAGCACCGCGCGCCGGACAAGGCCTGGCTCTGTCTCGCACGCTTCGTCAACTCGCCGGACTTCGATGCGGCCGATGCCACGGGAGCGTTCAAGTGAACGGCGGCCCGCCGACACAGAGCGAGATCGACTACGGCTGCGCGTTGGAAGTCGACACGCGCCGCGATGACAAGCGATTCGCGACGCGCATCGTCCTGCTGATCTGGCTCCTGGCCATCGCGCTCGGCGCGTTCACGATCTGGGGGTTCGTGCGATGAACACTCAACTCGCTGAGATCGCGCCGAGCGCCGAGCTGATCGAGCTGCCGCCGCACGGGTTCCCCGGGATCGCGCACG